AAGTATGGAGCTACAACACTGGTTGTCGAGTCAAACTTTGGAGATGGAATCGTAGCAGAGCTGTTTAAAAAGCATATAATACAAACAAAACAACGTATATTAGTAGAAGAAGTAAGAGCAAATGTTAGAAAAGAAGAGCGTATTATTGATACTCTCGAGCCTATTCTTAACCAGCACCGTTTGGTTGTTAACAAGTCTGTCGTCGAATGGGATTATAACTCCAACAGAGACGCAGCTCCAGAAGAAAGGCTTTTATACATGCTGTTCTATCAAATGAGTCGCATGTGTAGGTCAAAATACGCAGTTAAACATGATGACAGGTTAGACTGTCTAGCGCAAGGCGTAAAATACTTCATAGATGCACTGTCTATATCAGCACAGGAACAGATCAACCTACGTAAACGTGAAGAGTGGAACGATATACTAGAACAGTTTATGGACGACCCACAATGTGCTACCAATCATTTAGTATTAGGAATGAATGTAGACCAGCGTAAAGAGGCTAGAGGCAAGTCTGATGGTAAATCAGTCCCCACTTGGCTTTAGGACCGATGGCGTCCTTATAGGGGGAGAAGGGTGGACTCCCCCGTCCACAAATACACCCATATTACCGGATATCTCTTTTTGATATCACATAATACACCTCCACTAACTTCCATGGAAACTAAGTTAAAGATAGATGGTTTTAGAAAGTTATATAAGAGTTTGAAGACTCCTTTCCCTCCCATAAACTTTCTCATTTTGGGAATGTTGATCGGATTAGAGCAGAGATGGATAGAGTTAAAAGCTGAACAAGCTGTTGACGAAGCTATCGCTGACTTTATGATAGAGCATCCTCCAGAAGTGTACAAAGCTGTGGTAAAAGCACACGAAGATGGTTCATTAAGCATAGGTAAAGCATATGAAGATCTTTCTTGACACAGCAGAAGTAGGCGAAATAGACGCAAGACTAAGTTCAGGCGTTATTTCTGGCGTTACAACTAACCCTACGCTCATCAAAAAGGCTGAAAAAGAGCCAGATGATATATATGCAGATTTAATTAACGATATTGGCGTCAAAGACTTGTCAATAGAGGTAAATGGTCAATTTGCAGACCAATTAATAGAAAATGGCATCAAATATGGTAAACTTTGGCCACACGAGGCTACTATTAAGCTGCCATGCACACCTGAAGGCATAAAAGCATGTAAAACACTGTCTTATATGGGCATTAGAGTCAATATGACGCTAGTGTTTAGCGTAAGTCAGGCAATATTATGTGCATTAGCTGGTGCAACCTATGTTTCACCGTTCGTCGGACGATTAGATGACAATGGTCACGATGGAATAGGTCTTATACGTGAAATAGCTAAGGTATACTGTCATAATAGGACAGAAACAAAGATATTAGCTGCCAGCATACGTGATGCTGCTACAGTTGGTAAGGCATTCCAAGCCGGTGCACACATTTGTACCATACCGCCAAAAGTATTTGACGATATGTACAAACATGTGCTAACAGATAAAGGTTTATTCCAGTTTATTATAGACAGTGGACAGATAAACCCTTAAATTTTGACATAAATGTCTGAAGTGGTATACGCATACGTACGGAAACACAAGAACCCCCTAGGGGGGTGTGCCTGTACGCTATGCGCGATCAATTAACGCAGGCGCGTGTCCAACGCGAGTCCAGCTCGCTTCGCTCGCCACCAACAACCCAGTCATTGCAGTGGTTATGGGGCAATGCAGTACTGTCCAGAAGACAGTTCGGCAGTCGGAGCGAGCGTAGCGAGCGGGTACAACTAAACCGCGCGGGCGCATACGGGCGCGGATATCTTGAACGCGTGTCACGCGCGATCTGTTGCCGGTTGAGACTCAGATGAGACAGTACGGTTATCCGAACAAAGTATTATGTAATAATACATTGTTACAAAGTGTTAAGATGATTTGTAATAGTTGACAGCAGCGACTAGAATGGAGACAAGTAGTAAGAGTTGTTTACGTTATGTTATATTCTCTCTCCTAGAATAGGTGAGAGAGATAATATAACTTAACTACAACTCTCTACTCACTGTTCAATTTACAACTTTCGATTATGTTCAACGTTTCAATCAAGCCAACACCTCGCACTTCTACAGCAGTAGAAGCTATACAGGTCAACCCTTTCAAGGGTTCAGTAACTCTCCGTTACACCAATGGCTATGAGTACAAGTACTCAAACGTTAGCAGAGCTAAGATTGTTAATCTATTGATTAACGACAACATGTCACTTGGCTTCTGGGTACAAGAGCTTTCACAGAAAGCTATCCGTGTCAGAGATTACCTTTACGGTAATACTGTCGCTACTGGTAAGCTATGCTACCAGTTCATCGGTGCTACTTGCGACAGCAAGGCAGCGCTACCTTTCTAACCTACGGTTAGCAGCGTCACTGGTGTCTTGCTTGGGTTCGATTCCCAAGGACGCACTGACTCTTTAGAGTCAACTGTCCACCTAACTCTCATTCTGTCATGTTAGTCCACATCACAAAAAAATCCAGCAATGCTAAAACTGGCAGAATGCCAGTTACCACAACCGAGGAAGCATCATGCCCAAGCACTTGTCCACACCTACAATCCGGAGGTTGCTACGCAAAGTCCGGTCCGGTCTCTTGGCACTGGAAAAAAGTCAGCCACGGTCTACGTGGTGGTACTTGGTCTGACTTGACTGACTTCGTCAGCAAGTTAGAGCGCGGTCAGCTATGGCGCCACAACCAAGCGGGTGACCTTGGTTATACCAAGGACGCCAACAATCGTGAGCTAATCAGACTTGACTTGCTCAAGTCTTTAGTTGACGCCAATAATGCTAGTGGTGCCAAGGGTTACACCTACACACACCACAAGCTAGATTATTTACATAATCTCGAGGCAGTCAAGTATGCTAATCGTAACGGTTTCACCGTCAACAGCTCATGCGAAAGCATGCAGCAGGCAGACACAGCCGTAGCGCAAGGCATACCCGCCGTCGTTGTCGTAGACAACAGCAAGGACGTACCAACACACACGCCCGACGGTCACCGCGTCGTAGTTTGCCCAGCTCAAACCCGCGACACCAACTGCGCCGACTGTGGTTTATGCCAACAGTCAAAGCGCACTTGTGTTGTTGCATTCCTCGCACATGGCAACAAGTCCAAAAAAGTTAACGAATCATTACAGGAGGTAGCATGAATAACCATATTTATATGGTTTATGATGACAGCTCGCCCGAGTCTACACGTGATGCAGACATTACGCATAAAGCGTTGCTAGACAAGGGTTATCGCGTAATACACAAGGACGTAGGCTATA